GCTGCTTATACTGGTTAGGATCAAAGCCGTTGTTGGACAGGTTGTTTGCAAATGCGTCATATCTTTGCTTAAAATTACTCAAACCGCCAAGAGCTCTTATTATAGGATTGTTTTCAAGCATTTACTTTCCCTCCTCAGACCCAAGCTCTTTTAAAAGCTTGTTAATCTTGTCACTAAGGGCGTTGAACTCATCCCTAGAAACTGAGCCATTTTGATTTTGTGCCGGCAGTGAGTCCTCAGTAAAAGAGAACCGACGAAGCGGCTGAGGAACGCCGTTTGTTCCGGTTGACTTAAGATAGAATTTTCCAGCTTTAAAGTTAATAAGCTGGACAGTAACACCTGCAGCAACAGGATACTCGTCAACTTCTTGCTCGCTGTTAACGAACACAGTCATAAGGGACACGTTAGTTGATGCCTGTTGCTGATTGGCAGGCTGCTGATAAGTCGGGTAATAAGCATTCGGTTGAAACCCAGTATATGGTGTGTATCCATACGGGTTTTGGTATCCTGCCATCTATTATTGCTCCTTTCTTTCTCTCTTCCAATAAGATGTAGGTACTTCGTTTCCAGAATCCGATGTATCATAGTAGTCTCCGTCAATCACAGCGACTACGTGACTTCCTGTAGCAACTAAATAGACTCCATAAGAATGATCATAAGCAAAGCGACGAATCGTATAACAAGATGGACATGTATCTGGAATCTCGTGATGTACGAATCCGTTTACTTTGAGATAAGTTCCCCAGACATTATTTGCGCTTGGCATGTCGTGAAGAAAGTGACCTTGCATAGTGATGTCAGCGTAGACGTTATCCCATGAGTCATTGAAGATAGCTGATAAAGCTCTTACCACACAGTCGCCAACGGATTTACCATCAGGATTCGGGTTGTAGTATACATAGCCCAATGGAGGTCACCTCCTTGTTAAAATTACTTAAGACTGTTTTTTTTTCTTAATATTCTTGTCCTCATTCAAATGCTTCACGGTGAAGCTTAAACGCGACCCAGGCGTCAATTAAAGCTGCTACGTTATCGATCTTATACTCGTAGCGTTTCTTTAAAAGCTTCCTGTTGCCATTAGTGTCTTCCATCGTAATGCAGTTTCCCATGCAATAACTCATAAGTTCTTCGTCAAAGAGGAGCTTTCTATCTTCTGCAAGATCCCTTATTTCGCCAAGAGGCACGGACTCCGTCTTAGCACCTTGAATAACTCGTTCCACTCCAAAGGCACCATTATCAGTCTCCCAAGCTTCTACAAATTCTCTGGCATTGTACGGGTCATACCCCAAACAGAGAACTGAGTATCGTACCGAATTGATGTACTCATCGAGATCCTGATAGACTTCCTGCATATTAAGAACGCTTCCGTTCATGACGATAAGGCTTCCCTCTCTCATGAACGACTCGTACTTGGCTCTTGTGGCAGAAGGTAACTTAGAAAAGGTTCTCTCTGTAATGTAGCTTCGAACCTTGATGCCATAATATCCATCAGGAAGTGGAAATAGAAATGTAAACGCACAGAAGTCATCACCTTGCGAAAGGTCGGCTCCTAAAGCGCATGGCATGTTCCAATATTCATGCTTGGAATGAACCTTTGTCTGTTCATAAGTAAAGAAATAGGTATAGCCTTCCATAGGAATGCCAAACCTCTTTGCCAGAATGTCGTTTCTGGTAGCTGGCGCATTTTCAGCTCTTTCTTTATCCAGTTCGTATACTTCGTAGGAGATTGTCTGACCTAGATTTGGATTTGCTTTGATCCACAGCTCAGGATGCTCAACTTCTTTAATGTCATCCAGCCTGTAATACCAGATTGAGACATGAGGATTTATGAATTTACCTTTAAGTATGTCCATAAGCTCGATTTTGATTGTGTCGCCAACGCTGTTTCGAACAGTACCCTCAGAGCTCATGGCAACGATGACATAGTCTCCGTTTTTAGATGCGCCCTGCTCCGCAGCACCTATGACATCTTCTCTAACATCGCCAGAAAGCCATTCGTCAATGGTGAAGATCTTAGCTCTGCTTCCCTGAAGCTTGTCAATAGACATTGGTCTTACTTCGAGAAGCGAACCGTTCAGGAAATTCTGTATTCCCTTCTTAGTGGAGGCGAGTTTAACTCGGTTTGCTCTTGATCCTGTTGTATTCTGAAGAGATCCTTCTGTAAGGAACTTAAACCAAGGTCCCCTGGCTCTTGTAATTGCGGTTCGAAGAGGCGACAAGATTTCATCAGCCTGTCTCATCGTAGGAGCCGTCGTAATCTGTTCGGTGGTTGATGGATCCACGGTTAGAAAGTACGATTGTATCATTGACCCGTACATAGATTTAGCAGCGCCACGAGCAACAATTAGGTATTGTTTGTTTATCAAGCGCTTCAAAGTTCGTTTGACTACAAAGTGACCACCTGGTCTTGTCGCATAAGGCTCATACACGCTTCGGTCAACGTAGTAATACCATCCGAACAAGTCCTCTCCCCACAGTTTGAAACTATCAAGAAGCGTTAGATCTGATCCGTCGGTTAGTGTAAGTTCATTTTCACAAAACCTTATCCAGCCTTCAACCGCCTCATCATCGTAGTAAACTCCCGGATTGGCTATCAGATCATCAATTCGGTTCATCTGCATCGAGATTTCCTGATTGATGGGTATCTCGCCTCGCATGACACGTTCGCGAAACTTGCCGTAATAGATAGGAGTTGCTGTGTTTGATAGCATCCGCATCAACTCCTTTTCTTCTTATCGGTGTTGTAGTCACCAAGCCAAGTACCATCAGTCGCCTTATCAATAAACTCATCACCTGTAAGGCCAGCGTCCATGCCGTCTGGATTGTATTTAAACAAAGAATATGGTTTTGGATTCTCAGAGTAAACAGATGCTACTTCTTTAGCAGCGTCTTCAAAGGATTTTATTTCGTGCAAACCTCTCTTTGGCCACATAGCACTTTCTAACCAGTATTCTTTTCCGTCTAATTTGCATGTGGTAAATGTATGTGTAACTATTCTGTCAGGCTCTTCTTTTGTCCTAAGATCCATCATCACCAAGAATGCGTCATTTTCTATCCCTGCGTCACTCAAGATCTTGTGCTGATAATTAACAAAGTCCCAGCACGTCCCAATCTTTTCTTTACTTAAAGTTTTAACCGGGAGCGTTCGATATTTAGACCAATCAAAGTTCTCCGACTCGGTATTGATATGCTTTCCGTTGTATATGACACCATACTCCCAATCGGTGTTTAAACTTTTTAGAAGATCATTAACAACTTGGTTCTTATAGACGCTGTTACCTTTCCTTTTTCCCTGTCCGATGCCATAATGGATTCTTCCTTCTGGAGTAAGCGACATGTCGGCATTCTGATAACGTCTAATTCCCCATTTCTGTCCTTTAACACCGTAGTGCATTATGGAATCTCCAAGATTAACAGTTCCATAATATTTTGACTCGTATACCATCAGCCACCTCCCGACAACTTAGGTTCGATCTCAACCTTAGAAGTCATCCTCCAGCCAAGTTCCTGAATTGTTGCATCTATAGCGTTCATGACTATTCCGCTTGTCGGAGGGTCGAAGAGCTGGCGAACCCTAAGGTACACGTAGGTCTTAGCCTCATTAACAGGAACTGGAGAGCCTTCAAGAAACGAGCCCCAAGTCTCGTCATTCCCAGTGATGGCAAAGTCAGTAACTCCTATTCCAAGCTGATTCAATACACCAAGCATCGTGTTGATGTGGACCATCACGTCGAGATCGAAAGCTGTAAGATCAGGTTCGAGGCCTAACAGTTGCTTTATTGACAGCAGGATAGATTCATCCATACGCTTCACTCCTTCCATGGACAAGTGTCATTGGGACGCCGCGTGGCGTCTTCCTTGAACAAAGCTATTCCATGACCATAGTGAATAGCCTGATGTGTCTTGTATGTAGTTGTTATTAGATTGTCGGGATCATAGAGAATCGGGTTATTGTCTAAAATATCCTCAACTGTTACTGGGTTGATGTGATGAATGTATACTGGCTCAGAAAAGATTTGAAAATCAGGATGTGCTAAATCGCAGCCGTTGTCTCGTAGTATGATGTGCTGTCTTACGCGTTTCCACTCAGCAGAATGCTGGTAGAAGTTCTGGTTCAAATATCTCTTGTCTCCAAATGTTAAGTCAAAGGCTTTTCCGTTAAGGGCTAGGTATTCAACTCTATCAGCGAAGTCCTTAATTGCAAGAAGTTCGTTGTAACTTTTACGCATGAGGATCGTCACCGCCCATCGTGACAGGAGATCCATAAGACTGCACAGCTTTGATTGCTTCAGAGTACAAAGCCTCAATTCGTTTGGCTGCTTCAAGAGATTGTTTCTTAGCTTCCATAAGTTCAAGCTGTTTCTCAAGAAGAAGAGCTTCTCGCTTCTCCTTGGCAGACCCCATTCGCAAGAAATGCGTGGTTTCCTGAGATGTGGCAGTACCGTTTCGAAGCCGTTGCTCAACAAGATCGTATGCCAGAGCTATACATTCGTTCTCCTTTGCTTCAGCATGAACAAATCGTGATGCTTTTGAAGTGTCAAGAGGTCCAGTGCTCACTTTTTTACTCATGCTTTCACTTCCTTTACTTGAAATTATCTAAAATAGATAGCATTCACAGCGAAACTAATCACGCAAGGCTCGCAAAACGAACTTTGAAGCTTAGTGAACGGCAAGAAAGGATCGGAAGAAACCGCTTACGCATGACTAATTCCGCTGTGAATGCTATCTAGTGTCAGTTCTGGTATAGTTATGGGGAGTTAAAAAGGGTGAAAATATCCAAAAATTGACCCCCGGAGAATATCCAAGG